ACAGGACCTAGTCCTGCTGGAGCCACAGGACCTACTGGTTTAATTGGATCAACTGGTTCAACAGGACCTAGTCCTGCTGGAGCCACAGGACCTACTGGTCTAATTGGATCAACAGGATCAACGGGGCCAACAGGACCTAGTCCTGCTGGAGCCACAGGACCTACTGGTCCCATAGGATCAAATGGAGCTACTGGTTCTACAGGATCTGGTCTTGCTGGAGCTACAGGACCTACTGGTCCCACAGGATCAAATGGAGCAACTGGACCCACAGGTCTTAGTCCTGTTGGAGCCACAGGACCCACAGGTCTTACAGGAGCTACAGGACCAACAGGTCCTTCGCCTGCAGGAAGTACCAATACAAACAGTAATCAAAATATTAATTCACTTGGCGTAAATACAGCTGGTTCTGGTACTGCTGGCCAAATTCGAGCTACTAATGAAATAACGGCTTTTTATTCCGATAGACGTTTAAAAGAAAATATAACAGAAATAAAAAATGCTTTAAAACTTTTAAATAAAATATCTGGAGTATTTTTTAATCAGAATAAATTTGCTGAACAATTTGGATATAATGATTATAAACGCCAAGTAGGTGTAATTGCACAAGAAGTTCAATCAATTATGCCTGAAGTAATCTCTATTGCGCCGTTTGATATGGATAAGAATGGCAATAGTAAATCTGGTGAAAATTATTTAACTGTTCACTATGAAAAATTGATACCATTATTAATACAAGCAATTAAAGAACGACAAGTACAGATAAACATTATTAAACAGAAACTAAAAGAAAAAAATATCAACAATAGTTTGTAGAATATTAATGAAATAAAACACCATTTAAAAGTGAATAAGGAAAAGTGAATTGAATAATTATACAAAATTTATAACATCAAAAGGATTAGAATTTTATTATCGCAATGATACTAATTCTTTACATGAAAAAAATGGTGATAGAATAGTTGTTGGCAATCCATCTTTAAGAGATGATAGTTTATATTATAAACTTGCAAAAACAAACTATGCTACACGCAAAAAACACAATAAACCTGTTGCACTACGCATTTTAATGGGACACGCATGTAACTATAGTTGTACATATTGTATGCAAAAAGATATTGGTAATCCAGATGAGCGACCAAAACGAGAAGAATTAAAAATATTCTTCGATTCTATAAATGAAAACCTTAATTTAGATGATTTAAATCGCATCGAGCTCTGGGGCGGTGAACCATTTTTGTATTGGCAAGATGTAATGGAATTAATGAAGTTTTTCGATTTAGAAGGCCGGCATTTTTATATTTCCACAAACGGAAGCACTTTACACCCAAAACATGCTGAGTTTTTTAGCACTTTAAAATCTGATGTTCTTGTTAGTATATCACATGATGCAATGCACCAACAAGAATTACGTGGAGAAGATATATTTCATCGGCCCCGTGTAATAAAAACACTAAAGATGTTTGATGATTTAAGTAATGTTGAATATGGTTTTACTTGTTCGGTAACTAATACAAATTATGATTTATTTGAAATTGATAATTATTTTAGAAATAAAATTGTGGAAAATGATTTATCAACTTTTCAAATTTCTTTTTCTTTAGGACGAACATATGCTAAAAATTCGGATAATCGTACAGAATCTTTACCATGTACATTAATTGAAGGTGGCGCCAATACCGGCGAAGGAAATAGTTACAATCATGTTATACACGGAGAAAATTTAGAAAAGTTTAGAATAATTTTAAAAAACTTTTTAGAAGCTCATCATAAACAACTTACCGAAAGAGGTCTGAACGAAAATGGCCAACCTCAGGTGTTTCAAACTCCTGTTGGTGAGCTTGCTTTATTAAATACCGACATATATGAAAGTGATTTAGGTTATAGTGTAACTCAATATGCTCGCAAAACTATTATTGGTGAACCTATACTGGAGGCCACAAATTGTGGAGCTGATATGGCTGACATATTATCAATTGATTTAGATGGTAGTGTTAGAACGTGTCCACACACAGATGAAGATCACATATTTGGCCATGTCAACAATATTAAAGGAATTCGTATCATCAGTCTTGATATGAAACGTAAAGAATCTCATTGTGCTCCTTGTCCCAATATCAAAACTTGTAGAAGTAGTTGTCCAATCACATTACCCGATGAAGTTTTTATGACTAATTGTCGAGTGGAAAAAATATGGTATGGAGAAATACAGAAAGCTGCTTTTAGGTTATTATTTAATGACACAGTAGAGATGGTTGAAACTGGTATAGACCAACCATTTTCAACCAATTTTGCAGAAACAAATGTATAAATAGTACATACTAGGTTTTATTTAAACATCAAACAGGATTAAAATAAGATGCCAATACCGTCAAGCGGTGCAATACGGATGGGTGCTGATATTGGTGTTGAAACCGGTAACACAGCAACAGCACAAATATCATTAGGTGCAGCAAAGCCAAGACAATTAGCTGGTGTTGCAAGTGGAGCTATACGCCTTGCGGCCGACTTTTATGGTAAATCGCTTGGATTTACATTTAGTCAAACAATTTCCAGTGATACCACCAATTATAATCTTAAATCTGCTGCAATATCGGGTGGTTGGAATCAAGTATTACCATTAACTGCTACTGTTACAATCAATAATGGCATATTTGTATACTCAACATCAACCGGCTCTTACGCTTTCGACACAGGATCTACATTCCCAACAGGTACTTCTCTTAACTTAATAAATAACGGCACTATTCTAGGTAAGGGTGGTGGCGGTGGTGCTGGTACTTCTGGACAAGCCGTTGGAAATGCAGGATCATCTGCTGGTCCTGCTTTTATTGCACGAGCTAATATCAATGTAACAAATAATGGTACCATTGGCGGTGGTGGAGGCGGTGGTGGTGGAGGTGGTAGTGCTACGCCAAATGCATAAACAATGTAAATGTTATCATATCAGGAGTATTAATGAATTATAAATCTTTATTACAAACCAAGAGATTAATTGCTTGTGGAGCTTGTGCATGTGCAACCGTGAGTGGCGCTGGTGGCGGTGGAGGTATTGGCCAAGGACCAGGAGGCTCTGCTGGTACCGGTGGTAGTGTAACTCCTGGAGCACCCGGAGGTAATGTAAATGGAGGCGCAGGTAGTCCTGGTAGTTTAACTGGAGCTGGTGGTGGAGGTAGCGCCGCAGTTTATGCTGGATATGCTGGTGCTGCTGGCGGAGCAGGTGGAGGTCAAGGATCTTCCGGAAGCACCGGGCCAACTGGCCTTGATTATTATGGAGGTCCCGGCCCCAAAAGCGGAGGATCCGGCGGTGCTGGTGGTGCAGCAATTGCTGGTAACTCTTTTGTTACTTGGATAGCTAATGGCACAAAAAATGGAGCAGTATCTTGAATAATATTGATGGTCCATATAATCCATCATTGGGATATAAAATTGTAAATTTTGATCAAGATAGTGGTCAAATCGAAATTGAATGTGAAGGATATAATCAACGGATATCGATTGATTTGCCTATCGATAATGGAAAATATCCAGAAAACGAAGATTTGGATATCTATATCAAAGGATTTGTTCCTTCTTGGTTAATTGAACGTGGCGGTTTGATAAAAAAAGGTATTACAAATAGTGATTATATTAAAAGTTTAATTAATAACACTAAACAAAATCAAAAAGATTATGAAAAACGTAATTTTAGTATAAATGGAGTATACAGTAAACGAAATTATTTGTTACGAGAAACGGATTGGACACAATTACCTGATTCTCCGTTAACGGACACACAAAAAAAATTGTATGCAGAGTATAGACAACAGTTACGAGATATTACTCAACAACCACTCAATGAAAACATTGTATGGCCAATTCCACCAAATATATTAGGTGTTGTAACCTTTGGAAATTAAGATGAATAAAGTTAATATGGATCAAGGAGTGTATTATCCAGGCACTTCAAACTATCCCGAGATACAAATATCGTGTGTATCAAATATGTATGTTCGGATGATGGAATTTAAAAAATCTGGATGTTGTGAACCAGGACATGCTCATCCTTTTGATCACCTCACTTTGTTAACCAAAGGGTCTGTTCAAATGGAAGTTGATGGTATTATTTCAACATTTAATGCACCTAAAATGATATTCATATTAAAAGATAAAGTTCATAGTATTACTGCATTAGAAGATAATACTTTAGCTTTTTGTATACATCCAATACGAAATGGTGAAAGAATTGAAGATATAGTAGATCCTTCATCAATTCCTAAAACAAGTAAAGATATATTGGATCACCTTTATACAACAGATATTTTAAAATATGTATGTGAACAAACCAAATAAATATACAAAAATGTCATATACAATAACATCTCATAACAATGAATTAAAAACCTTTGATGTAACAATCAATGGCAAAACTGTAACTTTAAATTTTCCACAAGACATAGAAAATTTTACAAATATTACAACCAATGATTTAGACATTATAATTTCTGGATTTATTCATTTGTTTACAGAAAATGAATCAAACGAAACAAACAAAATAAGTAACTCAGCGCCGGGGTTAGACTCGACTGAAAATTGGATATTTTAATGAAAATATTTTTATCAAATACTATAACTGAAAGAACTAACTTTTCTAGTAAGTTATCTAATTTAGGTATTCAAATTGCGGATAGTTACAATGATCCAAGTTGCACAGGATATATCACTATGATGGAACCAGATTTTCTGGATTTCAATAACATAGAGGATCTTCAAAATTATGTGGAGGTTCACGGAGGCCATGTTCCATCTTTTTTAAGTTCCAAAATTAATGGAGTAAATGAAAATTTGTGTGATAAATGGTTGTTACATAAAGCCCTTCAAGATACTGGAAAAGCTACTATTCCTACTATTTTTCCTACTTCTTTAGAAGAAATACAAAACTTTTTTAATGAACACCCTGTGGTTTTTTGTAAACCTAGAATAGGATCTGGAGCAAAAAAACCAGGCGCACACAAAATAAATTTAGGTATTAAAACAAATCAAGATACTGATATTAATATTGTAAATTATATTGAAACAATTCCATTTCCAACTCGTTTTGATATATATTATAGGAAGTTTACATCATACGATAATTTCATTGAAAATATTGACATTGAAAATTTTATTGATATACAAACAAATAACAAATCATTAAAAATTCACAAAGTTATACTTCAAAGTGCTGTTGAATCATTTAATCCAATATTTTATACAGGATGGATTAATGGAAATGGAAATATTTACATGGAACCAAAATCAGATAATTTTTCAAATAGTTTTCCTCCAAATCCTGTTAATAACAGTAGAATAGGTGCTACAAACGAATCATTACATTCCGCTGTAAATAGCTCAGATTTTGGCCAAGATTACGGAAGATTAACACCTTTAAACGATCCTAATAATTACTTTGATTATATTAATACTGTATTTCAAACAAATAACGTTAAAAATACTCCTTTTGCAGCTCAACTGGTGCGATATAACAATCAATTAGTAATGACAGATTATACCTCTAGAGCTGAAAAACTAATGTCTAATGCGTGGTCGGATATTAACCTTGTTAAAAATAGAATAGAATATGTGCAAGATGTAACACCAAACATGATCGAAGATACTAATTATATGTATTATTTTGTGTGTAATATATTTGCTGGATTCAATTTAGCAACTAAAAATTTAATGAATAAATACAGCATAGAACTTAATGTTCCTGTTCCACAAGGTAGTAAAAAAGTAGGACTACGTGCATATTCTACAAATTTAACAGAATTGCAAAATAATCTTAAAAACTTTTTAACTGAATTAAATAATTAATAATATGGAGGTTGATAATGAAGTTGATTTGCAAAATATTTTTAGGAAGTTTATTTTTTGTTTGTAATTTAGCAGTTTCTCAAACTGTTTATAGTGCTGGTGAACAACAAGTAAATACATTAAAAGATATATTGTTTCCTAATTTGATAGTAGAAAAAGCACCAGGCGCACAAGGAGCTATAGCTTGGCAAAAAGTACTGCAAAATAAAAATTCAATTATAGTAGCGACCACAAGTGCTGTGCATATAGCTCAGTTAGAAGGCGATTATTTGCCGGAAGATCCAACAAAACAAACTGAACTGTTAGCCGTGTTAACACGAAGCAAACAAGCAATCTTTGTTGGTGTTAATTTTCCATATGATAAAATTGGAGATATTAAAGGTAAATGGTCTGTAGGAGGTTTAGGAGAAAAAGGAATTTGCAGTCTTTTGATGAAAAATTTAATGAAAAATTATCCAAAAATTGATTTTAATTATATACCATATAAACTATCTCCACAAATTAGTAGTGATATGTTAGGTGGCCATATTGACGGACATTGTACAACTCAAGGCGGATTGAATGTTGGTGATCAGTATCTTCAAAATAATACCGGAAAAATAATTCATACTTTTGATAAAGATTCATTTCCTAGACTTTATGTATTTGCAAACAAAGAACTATCACAAGATAAAAAAGAAGAATTTATAAAACAAATCACTAGAAAGCTTGATGATCAAGAAGAATTATTGATTAAAAATAGCCATATAAATATTGAAATAAGTGTAGGCAAAAAAGCCTTAGAAATTTTTAACACAGAACGAAAATTCTGGAAAAACTTAAAAGGAGAAGTAAAGTGAAAGTGAAATCATTATTTGTAGTTTTGGCCTTGTTTAGCATGTCTGTTTATGCTCAAAGTCAATCTTTACCAGATTCAACAGCTTCAACAAAACCTGATGAAAAGAAGGAAGCTTCAACAAAACCTGATGAAAAATTTGAGGTCAAGAGTCCATTTGGAATAAAAACAGTAAGCGTTGGTGTTGAAAGAGGATGGACTAAAACCACTAGTGGTACAGATTTAAACAAAATGGGAGAATCTACTACCATATCAACATCAGCAATTTTCAATAATGATATGACATTTGACTGGAGAAGTATGACGAGTCAACAAAATTATTATGTTGATAAAACTGGTAAAGCTGTCGCTGGCAACCCCACCACATATCAAGAAGTTGGACCTGGATACAGATATTCTTTAGGTAAAGACTGGCCAACGTTGGCAGTAAAAGTATATCTTCAACAATATGAAAAACCAACAAAAAAATATTATGGATATGCAGTAAACCCTACTATTAGTGGTAAGATATTAGGAAGTAATTTTAGTTATACTGTTGGGTATAAAAGATTTGATTCTTTTGAAGATAGCCTCTTGAACACAGCAAGACACACTCAAAGAATTTATATTCTATCTTATCAAATAAACGAAAATCATAGTGTTTATGTAAAGAAACAAGACCAAAGAGGTTATACTCAGTATGATGGTTATTATGCAGGATATAGATATACTTTTTAACAATACTCAAGTAGTTAAATTAAAACAGAGGCTTAGGTCTCTGTTTTTGTTTCCAAACAAAGCATAAATATACCTATCATAGGAGGTTAATATGCCGGCTGTAACAAGTAGAGCAACTTTAAAAGATTATTGTTTAAGAAGATTAGGTTTTCCTGTCATTGAAATTAACGTTGATGATGACCAACTGGAAGACCGGATTGATGACGCCATCCAATATTGGCAAGACTATCACTTTGATGGTCTGCAAAAAATCTATTATATCAAACGTGTAGATGCCACAGATGTTAATAACAAGTACATTGATTTAACCAATGTGGTAGATTCTGCCAATGTTCCTTTGGACATTGTTGGCGTTACTCGTATATTCCCACTTCAAGATTCTCAGGCAACCATCAATATGTTTGACCTTAGATATCAACTTCGTC